TCATCTCCTTAATCATGTTGTCTGTCATCAGACCACTGTCAGCTAGATTCTTAGCTATTTCTATTGCTTCTCTTCTTGCTGGACCGTTTTGTACGTAAGGACCACGTTCATTTACATATTGTAAAAAACAACTACCACCACCTTTTGAGTTTATACACTTAACAAAGTTAGATTGAGCAATGTCTTTACGTTGTGTATCAATTTCTGCTGCTCTTCCTGTTGTCCAACTGTTGTAAGCATCTTGTTGTAGGTCGCGTTGTTTTTCGTATACACCTTCTTCTTGTAAAAGTATTGGGTTTATACCTTTAAATTTTCTAAAAAATTCTCTATTATATACAGCTTCAGCAGCTTTATATTCCTCGTAAGTTGTAGCCCCTTTTAATCTAGGGTCACCTTTAGGATTATATTCTGCAAGTCTTGATCTAGCATACGCTGTTACAGCTCCATGTTTCATAGCTGGATTCATTTTTCTGAACTCTTCAGAAGTCCAAATATCACCACCATTAGATATCCATGAAGAAGCAGCTTCGTCTATAGCTATACCATCTTCGATTATACCGGCTTTACCTTCTCTATAAGCGTCAAGTTCTTGGTCACTAAAACCATTTTCATAATACCACTCATAACCTTTAGCAATGTCTTCCTCTCGTTTTTGATCTTCACGTTCTTTAAACATGTCACTGAGGGTTCCAGACATATTGGCTAGTAGCATCATATCTTTACCAGCATCCTGTGCTGCGTATTTGTAATTACTTAGTTCTTGTGACCAGTAATTATTCATGCCCTCGTTAATTTCTTTGTAGCTATTAATTAAAGGAGCTACATAATCTTCGGACCTTTCAGGTTCAAAGGAACCACCTTGAAATGAGTCTGTCATAATTTAAAATCCTAAATATGGGTTACTATCAAATATAGAACTACCAGCACTAAAATCAGGAAATGAGTTTACATTCATATCAAAAGGAGTGAATGAACCAGCACCTCCAAAGTCTCCCATAAAGGAACCTATGCCTGTACCGCCCGTAAAGTCATAGTTTACATCAAACGCTGTGCTAAAAGATGAGTAATCTCCGCCACCAATAGGTGCTCCGGGGTCTTGACCACCAAAACCACTTGCTAAAGAACCAACTGCACCTAACATAGCGTTTGCCATAACCATGCCTGTGCTTCTTAGTTCTGGAGGATTTGGAGCTATAGTAGGAACTGGCTGAAATGCTACTGAAGAAAATAGTTGTCTACGAGAACTGACTTGTTTACTCCTAATGTTTTCTACATTTTCTTTAAATTTTTCTCTAGCCAAAGAAAGAGCATAAGCTTGTCTACCAGTATATCTACCATAAGAAGCCATATCTAAGGTTTCACCTCTTGCAACTGATCTACCAGTTTGACCACTAGCTCTACGTTTTCCTAATTTTTTTGATATAAGTTCTCTAAATTTTTTTTCATTTTGCGCTGTTACTTGACCACCTAATGCACGTAAACTAGCTTGTGCTTTAGCATAACCTCGTTGTGCAGCTAGATCGTTTTCGTTTAGATCAATATTATATTTGTTAACTTTAGCGCTATAAACAGAGAGTTGCTGAAACCAGTTACGTTTACGTATTTCTAGCGCACGCTCATACTCTCTTATTCTTCTTCGATTCTCAGCTTTAATAGCTTGGGCTTGTCCAATGCCACCGAGAATAGCCTTACCCGCTCCGAGTATAGCTGATATTGCCACGGCAAAACTCCATAAATGATAATTGATTAGGTCCGTATTTTACTTCCCTTAGAAATTTGAACCCTAGGAATCTAAGAAGTTTAATATGAACTTTGTTTCGTTTATCAACGATGTTCCAAAGCAACTTCTCTTTTCTACTTTCCACATAGTGCTTTGCTTGTTTAGCAAACGTATGGGGATACTTAAGGATTTCTGGTGTACATAGCATCCAGATTTTGCCATCTTTTTGTACTCCAGCTATTCCAGCTATTTTATTATTAGGTGCTGTAAAGTATACAGTATCACCTATCAAAGAACATGCAGGGATAGCCACCAATGGGTCATGTCCATGACCTTCTGCTACTTCTCTGTAATCATCTGGTAAAAGATTGGAAGCCACATGTAATGCAGCTTCCGGTGTTATTGGGTGGATAAATTTATTCATCTAATGTGTGTTGTAATTTATCTATGGTATCTTGCATCCAAGATTCCCAAGGATTACCTAGGGGGATATTCATACCTTTATACATACGGTTCTTTTTTAACCATTGCATGTATATACGTACTTCTTGTTCGGTAAGGGTGATGTTAAACACGAGTGTAATTTTTGTTAGTGTATTTTCCTTCCCACTGATAAGAAACTATTGTAGCGGGTGAGGGGTGTTTAGATTTTACAGTAATTATTAAATTTTTATTTCTTTCATAACAAGGTACTACTCCTTGTAAGTCTGGTACAAAACCTATGTTGTTTGCAGTATAGGCGTCTGCTATTGTAGATTCTACTTCTTGTATAAATAGAGGTTTATTTAATCCAATTCTATCTACTTCCATTTGGTATAATCCAACTTTTCCAAAATTAAATTTAACTCTATGTATTATTAAATCAGATCTTGTATCTTTTCTTGTAGCACTACCAGATTGATAAGTGAAAAATATTTTAGGTAATTCAACTTGCATTTCAAATTGATATCCAATAAGAAATGTCTCTCCAGACCAGTTTCCTGTTATTTCTAAATTAGAACCATTGATTGTTACATCTGCAAATCTACCTAAGTTAGTACCAGAGTCAGTATCGTAAGCTGCAATATCATTAGAGCTTTCAAATCCTGTTGGTTTTGGAAAAGTAGTTTTGTTAGTTGTACTGCTATAAGTACCACCACCTGTAGTAACACTTGTACAATGATCTAAATGTATAGGATAATCTTCTCCGGCAGTCACAAAATGACCGTTATCATCTAACTTAATAGAATATTTTAATAGCTGATCTTTGTTGTTATTTCTTACTACTACATATAATGCATCGTCTAACATACAATGATATCGAACTGTGCCTGTTAAAGTCCAACTAAACCAAGCTTGTAGTATTCTTTCATTACCTGAAGTGAAATATCTGTACCCATATAAGGTAGGTGTATCTTCTTCACTAAATAATATCAATCCATTTTCTCTAGAATTAGATATAATTTTTAAATCTTTTTCAAATAGTTGAGATACTACTTTACTTTGTTCAACAACTTGTGGTTCACCTTCTCTTCTAATATTTGCCATTTCAAAAAATCTACTATATTTATTGGCATTATCTAAAAAGCCTACAGTAGTTCCTAAATTAACTGGATTAGTTTTATGGTTAAAATTGTAAGAAGAAAGTCTGTTTATTTTTGCTGTATTAGGATTAAGTATATCACTATCTGTAGTCAACATAAATTGCTGATTTTTTGTAAATATAACTAAACCTGTGTTAACTTGTATTGCATCAAAAACAATAGCTGGGTATGTAGAGCTACACGATAAATCAATAGGGTCAATGTTAGAAAATGTTACCGCAGTCTTAGCCCAAAAATTAAAAAAGTTTCCCGGACGAGACATAATAACATTCTCATCACTAAGCATAACTAATCTATTTCTAAAGAATACCATTTTATTAATAGTTTTCCCTACAAATGATGACCGTGGATTAGTCCCTTCAACAACAGTACTACCTACTTGTGCTCCTTCCCAATCTACTTGAGATAATGTAAAAGTTGTAGCATTAGTTCTAACTAACTGAATTGGCATAGTAGCAGCATCAAAGTTAGTTTGATCTCCCGGTCTTACACATTCTTCCCATACACCTTCACCATCAAGACCATTATTAGCAAAAAATTTCAAATAATAATCATCTTCTTCATTTGCACTATTTGCTACTTTTACTACAAAACCATGTTTACATTGTCTTGGTAAATCATCTACATCAAGCACTTCTCCAGCTACAATATTTAGTAGTTCGCTTACTGGTGTAGAAGCGTTAAAGAAATTTTGTTCAACTCCATTTACCACATTAGAGGTTCTAGTAATATATAAACCATTACCTATTTGTTGTACATTATTAAAGTTTCCTGTAGCTACTATTTCTGATCTTAGATCACCAAGTATACCTTCTGTTGTTACTGTAGTTTTAGTATCAAAGGATGTTGGAGTAGGTCTAATTAATCCTAAGTTAGCTTGTACGTTTGATTCACTAGCTTCATCAATAGTTATCTTATAGTAACCATCTTTCATAAAGACATAGAAATGGTCTCCCTGTTTCCACCCCTGACCGCCGTAAAGGAGGTCGTTTGTGGTTGTGTACCTTGTTCTATACTCAACATTGTTTCCACTTCCTACAGGCGTAGACTGCCCTGTGTTGGTAATTCTAAAATATAAGTCGCTTCTACCTTGTACATTATTTAAAGCATAATTAACATTTTCTGCTGTACTTTGTGTAGCTGACGCATCTGCTGTAAATGAAAAAGTATCACCATCTATTTTAGTTATAGTCTTAGTTGTGTCAACTCCGTTGCCAGCTAAAAAATCAAAGAAAACTTCATCTCCAGTATTTAAAATATGACCATTACTAGAAACAGTAACAGTAGTTCCTGACTGAGTGTAGGTTCCTCCATATAGTTTTCCGTAAATATTTACAGTGTAACTAAAGTTTGTGTCAGATTGTGGAGTAGCGTTTGGGTCATTAGGGTCTTCCATTGTACCACCTACAGCATCCCTATCGACTAGAGTCATACTACTTGATATGTTAAAAATTCTAGTTCCTGTATTAGGACCTAAATCATCTTTTCCTTCTCCTGCATCGTCATCACATCTAGTATTATTATTAACTCTGTTTACATGAGTATCCATATGACCATTACTGGTGCAATAGTTATTACTAGATCTGACTAAATCTACACTAATTCTAGTAGCTGTAGAAATTGGAAAAGTTTGATTATTACTAAATAAATCTAAAGAATACTGACTTGCATACTTTTTATTTTTTAACTCTACAAATATTTCTGGAGGTCTTAATGGCTCTATGGTATCAGCCATAGCAACAGTTTTAGTTCTGTTAGTTAAAAATGTAAAGTCATTAATAGTTAATGTCTGTACATCTTCATCATTACCATGTTTTAAATAAAAATGTAATTCTGTGTAAGCTGTTAGAACGGCATTAGAACCGCCACCTCCTGATACTGTTACAGTTGGATAGGAAGTATAGCCAGTTCCACCATTCGTAATAGTGACTGCTGTAATTTTTCCACCACTAACAGTAGCAGTAGCAGTGGCATTAGAGCCTCCACCTCCAGAAATACTTATGGTAGGTGCAGATGTATAACCTGTTCCTTCGTTATCAATGCTAATGTGTGCTATTTTTCCAGCAGTATAGTTGACAGTCATTTCTGAACCATCACTACACTTCCACATATTGATATCACCAGTTCTACTAACTTGACCTATATATTGTTCGTCTTCATCTCTATAATAGTGGAACCATCTACCATTAGATACTGAGTTATTTGTTCCATCACTAAGAGAAGTAATAAGTTTTCCACCGGGACGTTTAAGTAAACCATGTGTTACATCAGGTAAAACATTGTTTGCAACATTAACTTGTCCCGGAATTTTTAATTCGTCTGGTTGTTGAGAAACACCACCGGTTAATGTAGGTACTAATTGTGTAACACTTGCCATTATCTAATTAATGCTTTGTAAGGTTGATAGGCGTCGTAGCCTTGTTGATCTCGGAACCCAAAGAAACTAGGGTCTCCTTGTTGTGTGTCATATTCCATGACTATTGATCTAGTTATTGCTTCTTGATTTTGTAGTAATCTAGCAAGGTTGGCATCACCAACTAACTGTGTAGCTGCTCTAGTAGATGCTTTAGCTATAATATATCTTTGAAATGCAGATGGGATATCTTCAAAATCAAATAAATATGTAGCATCAATAAATACAGGTGCTGAAAATTCAAACGTATGATCTGATTTGTTATAGAGTTTACCTTCTCTTCTTACAACGTCGGTATCTCTAAACATTTGTCCATCATGTATGTCGTAGCGTAGCATGTTGGTAGGAATGACTATATTTTTATTAGCATCTGGAGTGATCTCAATATGCTCTTCTGTATTAAAATGCCATCCTTCATTTAATACATCTTTTGTAGTCTCTACTAACAAGTTATATATAAATGATATTTCTGGGTTTGTACTAATTAATGCACCTGTTGTATTTTTTAATTGTGTGATAGGTGACTGACCTATGCTACCCAAGATAGAATTAACTGCGGATAGTTCGGTATCGGTTGCTATTGGTGTAGTCATAAGTAAAAAAAAGGGAGCCGAAGCTCCCGTATAAAGAATAAAATTAGTTAGCGTTAGCTGGGTATTGGTTACCGAATACAGCGTTACCTGTAGATCCAGTAGCAGCACCAGCGATAAGCTCAACACAAGCAGCAGGATTTAAGAAATCTGCTCCCATAGCTAGTCTTCCAAGTATTACATCACCTTGGTAAACAACTGAAACGTCGCCTGAAGTTACCTGAACCTGTGGTCCGATAGCTTCTACAACTCCAGCAGCTTCCTTCTGGAAGATTAATCCGCAAGAGTTAGCGAAGTCTGTAGCGTTACCATAGTTGTTGTTAACACCAGTAACAGAAGCTCTAGCGTCTTCTGCTGTTTCACCTACAAAGTTACCTAAGTTACCGGGAGATGTTACTCCGGGGTTGGTTGCAGATGCAGTACCAAACTTAGTACCATACTGTCCGAAGAACGGAATGTTCATAGACTTGTAGATTCTAATACCAGCAATTTCTACTACGCCCTGTCCAGACTGTAAAGCTGTTCCTTGTGCGTCACGGTTGATTAGACCAGATGTGATTACACCAGAACTTACAGTGTTTATGAGGGAATAATATTGTCTTGGGTTCAACACCGCGACACGTCCGTCAGTAGAAATTCCTTTTTCGTCTAGCGCAGCAGCAGCATCATAGAAAGCGTCTACTAATTTAGCAGCATCGTAAGCTTCAGTTGCGTTACCTGTACCTACTCTGATCTGTGTACCGCCGGGCTCTGCAAAGCCAGACTTAGTGATTGGAGAAGCTTGTCTAGCACCTTTAGCGATAGCTCTAAAGATTAGTCTATCGTACTTTTGTGCAAGAGCATAACCGATCTTCTTAGAGATCTCTCCTCTCAATTCATAGTGTGCTAGTGTCTCATCTAGCTCATATACAAACGCTGAGCTAATTAATAGGTCGTCGCATGTAATTGTTTTTTCAGCAACTGGAGGTGCTCCGTCGGAGTTACCCATGATGCTGTTGCCGGGCGTATGGAACTCGGCTTTTGTGTGCCCAGTGTAGATGAACTGTAAAGATTTTCCATTCTTAAGAGTTCTCTTCATAACGAGATCTCTTGCGATTGCATTGTGCTGGAAGCCTTTGAACATCTCACCACTGAACAACTTTAAATATAAAGCGCGTGGGTCAGTACCGCCATTCAGCGCACCCGGACGGGTTAGCTTAGCTGCCTGAGACGCACCAGTATTTTGTTGTGCCATTTTTTTGGTTAAAATTTAAAGGTATAAACTATCGTTCTTACGCGTAAAAAGTTGCGAGTCTTAATTGGACTCATTGAGATTTGTGGTCTATCCCACCGTATATACGGCTGATGGTATCCTCCTTAGAGGGCAAAAGCCAAATTGAGTAGGGAGGAGTTGCACCTCCCCTATGGTCAAACTACTTGACTACTCTTGTGTAAGCAACGCCACGATATACGAAAGTAACTTTCATGGTTATCTCCATATACTAAGCCCCGTTCCATGCTTAGTCGTCATGCGTCCCCGGAGGGATGAACGGACGTGCTACATATAATTTAAATTGATTATGACTCTTCTGTGATCTGTAGTAGTAGTAGTACTATAGTGAGGTATAGAAGGGTCGTGTAACAATACTCTATTTGCAACTGAATAAACTTTTTCGCCTTGACACCAAGTGTATCCATCACATGTATTTAAATATAGAATTGCACCTTTATGTGTAAAGTCAAAATCAGTATGTTTTTGATGTGTTTTTAATTCAGGTGTGTGAGGATAGGCGTTAACCATTATCCTCATACACGATCTTAAAGGTTTTACTGTATGTACCTGTTCAACAAAAGGAAGCATTACGTCATACAAAGTTGAATAAGGACGGTCTGTATCATATACCATATGAGAATAAAAATAATTCCAAGCTTCCTTTTTTTCGTCTACAAAAGCAACATAATTTACAAAACTCCAATTTAAATTTTGCTCGATTATGGCTTTATATATGTTCGCAAACACATCATCAGGTAAAAAATTATCTATTACTTTCATAGGTGGATTGATTAATGTTATACCAGTGTCGCGTGACACCAGACATAATAAAGATATTAGTTATCAGAGTTATTAGAGTCAGAAAGTTCTTTATCAGTTTCTTTCTTTTTTTCCTCTTCTTCATAAAACCCATATCGAGTGACGTACGCTTTTCCGAAACATCCCCCTTCAGATTGTTGTGACATTATTTTTTCCTTGCGGTTTTAGCTGCACGCTTAAAATTAGCAGCAGTAGGAGCACCCTTGGCTCCGGGTTTTCTCATCTTTTCACCAGAGCCAGCAGCAATGCGCTTTCTCTTGGCATGGATGTTAGCATATAAGCCTCGCTTACTTGCCATACTTCTTACCTCCTTTTTTCATGCCCCCTTTACAGGAGCCTTTGCCTTTGTGTGCCATTACTTTTTCTTCATATTTTTAGAAATAGCCCTAGCTACCTTAGCAGGCATCTTAGGGTTTTTAGCCATAAGTTTTTTGGCTGTGCCATTTTTCTTGGCTGGTTTTTTTCCGTAGTGTCCGGGCATAATTAACATTTCCATTTGCGAAGAGCAAGCGCTTTACGTGTAGGCTTGCCGTTTGGTTTTTTCATTGGTCCCTTTACTCCACTCATCCGAGCGCAAAAGGAACGCTTGCGAGGTCCACCTTGAGGCTGTGGAGCCTTAAGGTTAGAACCAGTCGCAGCATTATATTTTCTTCTGCCAGCAGCCGTAAGCCCACCGGTACGAGATTTATGTTTGCCCATCTTGAGGCTTACGTTCTTTGACATTATCCTATAGTTGGTGCTGATAAAGCCACTTGAGTTGACTCGGTGGAAGCTAGATCAAGTGGGAAGTTGTGAGCGTTACGCTCGTGCATAACCTCGAAACCAAGGTTAGCTCTGTTTAGTACGTCTGCCCATGTTGGTATGACTTTGCCATTAACATCAACTACTGATTGGTTGAAGTTAAAACCATTAAGGTTGAAAGCCATAGTGCAGATTCCCATGGAGGTAAGCCATATGCCAACCACGGGGAAAGTACCAAGAAAGAAATGTAAAGCACGAGAATTATTGAAAGAAGCATATTGAAAAATTAGTCTCCCAAAGTACCCGTGTGCAGCGACAATATTATATGTCTCTTCATCCTGCCCGAACTTATAACCATAGTTCTGCGATACATCGTCTGTTGTCTCTTTAATAATAGAGGAAGTAACAAGACTTCCGTGCATAGCAGCGAAAAGAGCTCCACCGAATACCCCAGCAACACCGAGCATGTGGAACGGGTGCATAAGGATATTGTGTTCTGCTTGGAATACGAACATGAAGTTAAAAGTACCAGAAATACCAAGAGGCATACCATCACTGAAACTCCCCTGTCCGAAAGGGTAGACTAAAAATACTGCTAGAGCTGCTGAGACTGGAGCTGTATATGCTACAAATATCCATGGTCTCATACCTAGTCTGTATGATAGTTCCCATTGTCTGCCTGCATATGCAAGCACGCCTATCAAAAAATGAAAGACAATAAGTTGATATGGTCCACCGTTATATAACCATTCGTCTAAGGTTCCGGCTTCCCAAATAGGGTAGAAATGTAGTCCGATTGCGTTTGAGGAGGGGACGACTGCTCCTGATATAATATTGTTTCCGTATAATAACGAGCCGGAAACTGGCTCACGTATGCCATCTATATCTACAGGCGGTGCTGCGATAAAGGCGAGTATGAAACATGTGGTAGCAGTTAGTAAGCATGGAATCATTAACACACCAAACCAACCTACGTATAGGCGGTTGTCTGTGCTAGTAACCCAGTTACAAAACTTCTCCCAGTTGGTAGTAGTGTCTCTTTGTAATGAGATTGCTGCCATTTGATTTTAACTTGAATGTATGTTGTCGCATTCCTCTTCGACTTTAGAGAGGAAAAATTGGATGACTTTATATTTTTCTTTCATAGGAAGTTCTGCATCCAAAAGAACTTTGTATCTTGCTTGTTGAAAATCAAAACAAGACATCTTCCAC